AGTATTTGTTCCAGCCATAAGAGAATATTATGATAAAGATATGAACAAAATCGGTGAGGATGATATACAGATATGAGCAAACAACAAATGAAGAAAGCATCAGAAATATTAGGAAAGATAACTGTTATTGATGAAGAAAAATGGTTATTGCCTTCTAAAAGCGATGAGTCAAAAACACATACAGTTCAGATAATTAATAATGAGTATGATTGTGATTGTTTAGGATTTCAACACACACTCAACTGTTATCACGTTATAGCTGTTAAAATGTTTAGAGGGGAGAAAATAGAAGAATGAATGAAGAAGAAATTAAAAAACAGTATAGGCAATTCTATGAAGGTTTTTGTGAAGTTATGAAGTATTTTAATGAATTGCCAGAAGAATCAAGAGCTAAATTACATAAAAAATTAAATGAGATAGGACTATGAAAGAAAAATTTATAACAAAAGAAGAATACTATGAAGAAGATGTTGTTCCAACTCTTCCAATAGATTTTGATGAATATAACCCAGAAAAAATTGTTGTATGGGATAAATATGTTGAAATCGGTGAAGAAAAAACAGATATGGAAAGAGCAATTAAAAATGCAACTTTCCCATATTTAGTTGAATCTGAAAAAGGTCAAGGAAAAACACTCTTAGTTCATACTATTTGTAAAGAGAATAATATAGCTCTTGTCACAATGCCCTTAGGTAGTGGAACAACTGACAAAGATCTTATAGGAACAAAAGAAATAAATCGTAATGGAACTGTTTTCAATTTAGGTTTACTTCCTAGAGGAATTGAAGTTGCAAATAAATACAAACACGCTTTGATATATGGTGATGAAGCCAACGCACAAGATCACGATATACAAAAAGTTTGGAATAGTATTTGTGATGGTAGAAGATACATAGTTGCTAATGGAAAAATGTATAAACTGAATGAGGGTTGTAAACTAAGTATAGTTTGGACAGTTAATCCAGTAACTTATGCAGGTGTCAACACACTTACAGAAGATATACGTTCAAGATTCATTGGTAGAGTATGGAAATATCCAACAGATGAGGAATTAAAGAAAGTATTAAATTGGGAAGGATTCTCAGTTAATGATATGTTTATACAAGAACCTTTACTTAAATTAGCTCAAGACATACACGCCTTAAGATCAAAAGGTGAGGTTGAATATGCTTTATCTGTAAGAGATTTAATGCAATTCTTAAGTTATCTTAAAGAAATAAAAACTTCAAATATCACAAAGGCAAACATAACTAACGCATTAAGAAATGTTTTCTTAATAAAATATTCTGATGAAACTGAACGTGAGTTAATTAAGGTAAGAATGAACGACACGTTTGATGTGGTGGTATAAAAATGGAATGTGTAATTAGAGATTGTATTATTGATGATGGTGGGGATTATAGTAGATTATGCCCTCATCATTGGTGTGAACAGCATGATTTAAGTTGTGATTGTTCTTCATGTGAATCTACTTTAACAGAGGAAGAAGAAGGAGAATTAATAAGAATATTTGGACTTCCACTTGAATATAGCGATTGGGTAAAAAAACAACCAAGTGTAAGGAGTCAAAAAGATGACTGAACCTAAAAAATGGGCTAACCAATTTGGTAGTGGCGACATGAATGATAAAAGAACTAGTGTTTGGGGTAAAAAATTACTAGGTGGAACTGCTGGTATGGCTTTAACAGCAGATCAGATAGTTGCACTTTGGTATAGATTAATACCAGAAGGTAGAGATTCATATGAAGTTTATTGTGAACCATTCGCTGGTAAAGCGAGAACATATGAAGTTTTAAGAAATAAAGAAATAAGTGGGAAAGAAGTTTTAAATGAATATGGTTTTAGATTCTTCAAAGAAGGAATGGAAGTATATCTTAATGATTTATCACCTCACTCACAAGAATTCTGCCAAAAAGAATTCCCTGAAGCAACTATTACAGGTGTATCATATGAGAAAACTATACAAGCTGTTGACTCAGAGAATACATTCTTTATGATTGATCCACCATGGCGTAAGAAAATCTATACTAATAATGAATTTTTTGTGTGTGATCAATCTATACCACAATACTACAACACATTATTAGATATGGTTGAAACTATGAAAGGTGATTGGTTTATAGCTTCTAGTGCTGATGAACATGAGTGTAGAGGTGTACTAACTAAATCTAAATGGAATACATTGATTGTCAAGAGTAATAAGAAGAAAAAGATATTCGGTAAACCAGCCAGAACTATGTTATGTAGTAACTTAATACCTGATAGTATGGATAAAACGGAGATTGATTGGTAATGCCTAGAGATTTACAACTCTTATCTGAAAAAGAGTTATTCGAGAAAACAAAGAAAATTGCCGAGTTTATCAGAGATGGTGAAATACAACTATATTATTCAAGAGGTGATAATTGGTGTAGTTTTGAAGGCTATAATGATAAAATAAAAGAACTATATTTTGTTAATTTAGCAACACCAACTATAAAGGGAATACCAAAATACGTTGCATTATTACATGAGTTAGGTCACATAATATATGAGACACCTTTTTCACAGGTTAAAAAATTAATGAAGCATTGGGGAGACAATGCTTATTATTTTAACATCTATAATGTGTTAGAAGACCAGCGTATGGAATCACATCTTGTTAAAGGTTATTTATCATATCAAAAGAAATTTAACAAATGTTTGAATGGATTGGGAAAAAGTTTAGATAGTAAACTTAATTATAATAATCCATTTAATGCACTTCTAGCTATAAGATTTAGAAGAGAAGATTTAGTTAAAGACTACAAGTATAAAAATGAGATGATTAGAGCATTACAAGATGTTGCTGAAACTGATAAATATGGTTCATTAAAAATATTAGTTATGTTGAAACCTATACTTGATGAATTTTTAGATGAACAAAAGAAATTACCCAATGACTTCCGACCTTCTATCGTAGATGCTTTAACAGGTAGTGATTTGTTAAGTAGAACTGATCCTTCAACATCAAAAGAAGAATATGAAACACTTGAATTGGATTTAATGACTAATGCACCAAAAAGCACTTATGGTGATCCAAAAATAGATACTAAGACAACTGAGGAAGAATTCATAGATTCTATTGGTGATATGGATGAGGAATTTAAAGAAGTGTTGAAAGATAGAAAAGATTGGGATAAAAGTGGTGGTATATCTAATGAAGAAAAAGATGACTTGGTAGAACAGGCAAAAGAACTTGGAACTGAACAGCAAGAAAGAATACAAGAACAATTACTTGGAACTACAACAGATAAGACACCACCATCTGTCAGAATGGTTGAAAGAATAAAAGAACCACCTTCAAAACCAGAGGTAAATTCTTATGTGTTATCCGATTTGAAGAAACTATTCAAATATTTAAAGATGGGTCAAAAGAATTACGTTGATTATCAAGGTGACGATGTTAATGTTGATGCTTATATTTCAAACTACATAAAAGGTATTGATTTAAGTAAGAGTTATAACAGTAAGAAAAGTCACTATGGTGCTTCTGTCGTTGTTTCAATAGATGCTTCAACTTCAATGAGAGGTAATAGAATAAAAATAGCTAGGGATTTAATGGCTACATTATTTGAATCTGTTAGTGGTCTTAACAATATAGAATTAAAAGCTAATGTTTGGTCTAGTGATAGAAAGGGTATCATAGGAATACAAGAAATATCTAACAAAAGAGAATGTAAATATGTTGAAATATCAGAAAGATATCCATACACACCAACACATATGGCGTTAGAATACTCTGCAAGAATGTTAAAAGAACTACGTGGTAAGAAGAAACTCTTAATTGTAATAACTGATGGTTATCCTAACTATAATAAAGATGGGAGAAGAATGTCATTAGACAGGTATCAAGAAATATGTAAGAAGAGTCTTAAGAAAGTTCTTAAAGTTACACCGAATATTATGTTTGTTACAATATCACAGAAAGATTGGGTGTTTACAATAATGGAAAATATATTCGGTAAGAAACGAATCATTCGTGTTCCAAACATGGCTAATGGAGCAGAAAAGGTTATAAGTAATTTCAGGCGTATTATATTGAAGACGTTTGAATGATAGGGATAAGATAGTTAAGAAGATAATAGAAATACAGAAGAAACTTTTCATACCTGTTCATGTTGACAAACCTGAAAGATTTGATGAGTGGGATGAAAAACAATTAAAAATGTATTTGAGAGCAAATGAAATACTGTTAACGGAGAATGTATAATGACTGAATTAACTGAAAGAGAAAAATTCATACAACATTATGTAACCCTATCAACAATGAGAATATTATCTAAGCGTTTAGCAGAAGGAAATATAGCTCCTGAAAGCTTAATAGATATTGGTAATGTTGATTCAAGAAGTGATATAGGGCTAATAAGAAAAACACGTTGTAGGAAAATGACGGATGAGGAATTAGAAGATCTAATAGAAGGTTTAAGCCAAGAAGCTTTACTTGGTGGTAGTGTCTTAAATGATATGTTAGAATAGGTTTATATGGGAGATCGGTAAAAAAACGGTATGTGTAATAACATATGTGGACAATTTAGAATACAGCAAAAAGAAAATAATTATTACTGCCAAGAATGTGCTAAATATATCCCAGAAAAAAATATCACAAAGGAAAATAAAGAAAATGGTAGGAAAAGATGTAATTGTTGTAATGGGCTTGTAAGAAATAAATCTAGGATTTTTACAAAGAAGTTGTTTCTAGATCCTTCTCTTCAGATCTCGAATTAGTTATATCAGAGATATCTACGCCAACAAAACTAACTTGTTTACGCCAGCCTGTTTTTATCTTAAACTGTTTCACACGACCCTCTGTCACTCTATCGTGTACCTCTGATGAGAAAAACTTTCTCTGATCACCTGCCTTACCATAAAAATCATCGAATCTTTGTGTTGTAAGTTTATCTGGGTAGTAAACCATAAGAATCATATGTGCAAGTTCATGGCATATAACTGACATATTTTGTAATAAGATTAATGGATTACTACTATCTGTAACATAACAAATAATAGTTCCTTGACCTGTAACACCATGAGGAATTGAATAATCTAACTGATCATTTGGTACACCACTATAAAATGATCTATCAAAATCTTTAGTACTGATTATAGTTATCTTCCATTTGTCTTGTGCCATATATCTTGTGTAATCTTTATAATAATAATGATCATATATATATTTCAAAATCAATCTTTGATATAATTTTTCATCTAAATTTTTAGTTTCGAATTTAATTTCCATTACCAAACAGTCCCCTTATCACTACAATCCATATGTGCTCCACAGTTCGGACATCTTAAATGACATGGTTGTAATTCTTCCATTAAAAATCCACATTGTTCACAAACCTCATCTGTTGTCTTCCCTTTACTCATACCTCATTTCCCCAAACATCCCAATTATCTGGTTTAATTCTAGCAAATAGTTCAATTCTTGGTAAATCCCCACATAATTCTATTATTTTGTCTCGTATTATATTAGGTTTTTGTGAGTGTCTTTCTGGTACACTCTCTACTATTTGTCTTACACTTGCACTAATTCTCTTTGGTTTTCCTTTTGTTGCTAAAAGACAAACTTCAGCGTTTGCTCTTGTCCACCTACCCATACCCATAAAATTATCACCATTTTTATATTTTTTAACCCAAGTAAATGCAACAGTTTTGTAATCAAACCCCCATGATTCTATAACATTAAAACATTCATTTAGTTTTGGAAAAGTGACCCACATGAATAACACACAATCATCATCTGCAATATCTTTTACAGGTAAATTTTTAATATCTTCTATGTTCATAACAGGGTATTTACAACAAGCTCCTCTATTACCTGCTAATGCTTTGTCTTTATAACTCCAAGGAGGATCTGCATATATGATGTTATATTTTTTATTTGGAAAGTCCATACTTTTGTTTCACTCTTGCTATTATTGATAGTGTTATTCCTATCAATGGTATTGCTTCCAACAGGTCGATACCGTACAACAAAAAATCGGTTATGGGGTGAAAACCGTAAAGTCCGACACCACCGAACCCAAAAAAACACTCGGCAGCCGAGATTGTGTGTGGTATCTGTAAATACAATATAAAAGCAGATAATACTAGTGAATGTGTAAGGTAATTATCATACCAATTTAAGAACCTGACTAGTGGATTAGGCATGAAATATGTTCAAAAACTTTATTATTAATACTTTCGGTAAAATCATATGGCTGAAAAATTAAAGATGGATTTGAGGATAAATGGATATGATGATGAAAATAGAGGTATGTATTACTCTGAAACGGGAAGGTGTTTGATATTTTTACCTAATCATGAAACTCTTGAAGATATATATAAAACAATAAATCATGAAACCATTCATTATTGTTTAGACAAAAATGAGGAGTCAGAAAATATGGATGAGGATATGGAAGAACGATTAATATTTTGTATTCAATGGGCAGAAGAATCTCTTGTTTAATTAATTAAAGGGTTTTCAATATAAGCCAAAGCTTTTTTTCCACTTTTTAAAGTAACTTCCAATCTTTTATAATGATGTGTTTCATACCTGTCAAGATTTTTCATGTCAGCTTCACTAACGTCAAAAACCATTCCTTCTACAACACCATTTTTATTTTTCCTTATTGTTGGATAAATGTAGAATTTACTATGTGGTATCTTTTCATAGCCTAATAAAATATCCTCTACACCATCAACTTCTCTGCCCAAAACTAAAGACCTATTACTGTCATTTAATAGAGAACCATATGTAAATACTTTCAAAGTAATTTGGCACCTCTTAATTGAGTGGATATTTCTTCTATTGAAGATTCATTAAACTCTTCATTCCATACTGTTGGGCAATCTCTATACCAAAGATCAACAACAATACAACCATTCCATTCCAACATTTGTTTTTGAACAATATCTTGACCTGCTTTTAAAATACCATCATGATGTTTGTCTTGCACACGTACCACAATAGTTGGTTTTTGTATTCTGAATATAACTATATCCAATGTCTCTTTTTCTTGTCTTTCTGATAGAGTATCTAAAAAATCACCTTTCATTAATTTTTGAAATAAATACTGTGTTTTATACTCGCAATTCTCACCAAATATACTTTGAAGAATTTTAAGTGCTGTTCTTTCCCCTTCCCCTACGAACTTTTCGTTTGGTAGAGGTTGATTTAGTTCTGAATCTCCCATCATTTCTACTTTCTCTCGCTATCTTAATAAGTCTTTCGAAGTTCTCTGGTGTAAACATTTTTAATCTTTCAATAGATGTATGATGTTTCTTACAAAGTAAAGCAAAACGATTAGGATCTTTTTTTATAATAGGTAAAACATATTCATTATACGTATAAGTATCAGAAAAATCTGAGTATATTTTATCACTATCAAGGTATTGTTTATGATGAAAAACAAAATACTTACCATATTTTCTATGACAAACACCACATTTTAAGTCAAATTGTGGCATTGAAGCAACTTCACGTTTTAATTTATCTATAATGTCTTTACGACTCATTCAGCATTAACAAGACCTTTATCCGTAAGCATATATTCTGCATCAGCTTGTGCGTGTTCAGGACTATCTACCATTCTTGCCATTCTTTTCTTACCTGATTTCTTAAAGTACATTCTATATGTTGAAGCGTGAGCTACTACATTACCTCCAATAGGTTTTATTGGATCACCAAACATCATAGCTGGGTCAGATTGTACCTGATTTGTAAATACAACAGGACATCTAAAGTAAAATGATATATTCTTAATATGAGTCATCAATCTTGCTATCTGCATTTGCCTATCTGCTAAAGTTCCTCTGCCTAGATATTCTTCTCTAAACTGACCAATGGCACCATCTAATATAACCAAGGCAGGTTTCTTCTCAAGTAAAGTTTTTGATAATGCGTTAATAGTTCCAAGTAACTGTTCTGTATTTGGTGTATAAAGATAAGTAATTTGATTTAATTTTTCTTTTGCTTCTTCATTAGTTATCTCTTCTCTAGCAACTAACATTTCAACTATTCTTCTAGGTTTAAAAGTATCTTCACAATCAATCCAAACAACATTATTGCCTTGAGTTATAGCTTCACAAGCTAAAGTATTACAAAACTGTGTTTTACCAGCACCAAACTCACCATATATTTCATATGTTGCTTCAGCACGAACACCACCACCCATAAGTTCATCTACTTCATCACATTTTGTAGCTAGTACAGGCATATCTTGATGATAATCCATTAAATCCATAACATCCATGTCAGATTTTCTAATCAATCCCTGATCTTCTAAAACCTTCTGGGCTTTAAACACCCAAGAATCACAAGTAGGTTTTGAAACACCTGTTATTTCTGATATTTCTCTTGATCCTCTAACACAGATATCTATTAAATTAGATACACCAAATGTATCTAGTTTCTTCTTTGTTACAGCACCAACACCTTCAAGTTGATCTACATCAAGATTACAATCATCTTTTGGTTCAGATTCTTTCTTCTTTGCCACACCTGATATATACAATTCGTCTTTATTAGTGTTCTCTTCAACCAATTCTTTCATACCTTCCATTTTGTTTCAGCTTTATTAAGTTATTCTTCTCCCACCTGTCAATTAAATGTTTCGCTGAATTTTCAGTTAGTCCATTTGCTATTAATTCTATTTCAAATTCCTTCAAACTAACAGTCTTTGTATCATCCATACAATTATTCCAAATGGTTATTGCATCATGTTGTTTGTTATTCTTATTTTCAAAGTAAATTTGTTGCTGAATACTACCCTTACCTAAACTCTGACCAAAAGCTTCGTACATTTCATTGATTAAAAGTTCAACTTTAAGAATATCATCAACTAATACCTCATTTCTAAAGTGCATTTTAGCATAAGCCATTGAAAGTCTTACCAAAGCTTCTAACTGTCTTGTACCAACAGGCATCTGTGACTTTGCACTTGCAGTTCTCATCTGTTCATAAATCTCTAATAATTTGGATTTAGCATCTTCTTTTAAAACAGGTTTAAAATTACGTGCATAATTAATAAAAGAAGTTAGTTGTCTTTCTGAAAAAACAATCTTATCTGATTCCTCAGTAAATGAGTTTAAAATATGAGTTGCCTTTAACATATCTTCTGTTTGATGAACCTTATCTTTAATCAACCATATCATATCAAATCTGCTTAACAATGGTGCTGGTATATCTATATTATCTATCAATGTTATAGTGCTATCATAAACACCATACTTTGGATTTGCTGCTGCCAAAATACTTGTCCTAGTTGGTAAAGTCATCTGAATACCTGACTTTGCTATACTGACAGTTTGCTGTTCCATAGCTTCGTGCATTGAACTTCTATCTTCTTTATTCATCTTATCAAACTCATCTATGAAAGCAAAACCCCTATCACAAATAGGTAAGACACCAGCCTGAGCTATCATTCTACCATCATCCATTTTAACCATACCTATGGTTAATCCAGCAGCAGATGAACCACGACCACTTGTATAAATTGACCTTTGGGTTATTTTCTTAGAAAATTTCAGTAGTTCAGATTTTGCCATTGAAGGATCACCTACCAGTAGCATATTTATATCACCTCTCTTATTTGTCCTAACACCACCTAAAAGTTCTAATAAAATTGCTAATTTAATATCCTTATATCCAAATATATTTGGAGCGAATGAATCTATTAGTTTCTCACTCAATACATCATCTTTGATATATTCTTTATATTTTATGAGTTCTTCTTTCTCAGGCATTATAGGTTCGTTTTCTTCCAAATCATCTAAACATAATATATCAATAAAAATATCATTTTCATTATTCTTCAAGTCAACTTTACTTCTAAACAAGCCTGTTATTCTCTTTCTTTGACCAACAAATGAGGTTCTTACATTATTCCCAACTAGTTTACCTGTAAGAAGTACAGGTGAGTTGTTTGCAGAATCTTCCATAAATTGTTGCATTAATATAGTTTGAACATCATCAGTTTCAATAGTTTTTGGTTCAATCTCTGTCTTTGCATTTCTACAACTCGTTGTAGTACAGTGAGGAACTGAAATTAATCTATCAATATTACATTTTGTTTCATATTCAGAACCACATAAAGGACATATGAATACTGCATATTTTATATATGTTTTAGGAGAATCAGTTGCTATAATTTGACAATCAAATGTGACAGTAGTGTTTTCATGTTTAGAAGAAATATTGTGCATTTCTATAACTTCTTCTGTAATTAATTTAATTCTCAAATCTTCAAAGGCACTACGAATTAATGAAAGATCACCTTTCTTTTCACTAATAGTTCTTAGAATAGCTTCTTTAAGAATCGAAACAAAGTTAGTGGGATCTTCCAAATAAAGATCAATTAGAGGTTCGACAGAAGGGTTGAATCTAAAAGTAGAGTCAGGTCTTAGACCATCAATAATATCCAACATTTTTGTTGAATGAAGATGTTCCATTAACAAATCCATTTTGGCAGATTCGGTCATCATAGTCTTTTAGAAACCTCCCTTCTGACATTGTTAGAAAGTTGTGTTAACCTATCTTGTAGTTTTATCAAGTCATCATTACTTAGACTTTGAACACAAACATTCCATTTTTCCATAGTTGCCATCAGTAATGGAAACTTTGAAGATACTGATATTGAATCATATTCAGTTATCTTAGAATTCTTTACAGAGTGATTTTTGATATACTCATCAACTGCAACTGCTAAGAATAAACTAAATGAAAGATGATTTGGTCGCATCTTTTCAAACGATTCAAAGATCGGTTTTGTTTTATCTCCAACAGAGATAGTTGTAGTTTTTCTAAAATTCATAAAAGATATTATACTAATGTCCATATAAACCTAACTAATTATTGATCAAGAATGTTAGCTAGAAAAGAAAAAGTTAAGTAAGTTAAGTAAGTTAACTTCGAAAACTAGTTTGGGTAAAAGCTAATTAAGTGAGAAAGGAAAGTTAAGTTACTTAAGTTAGTTAACTAATTCTAGTTCTGGCTGAACTTCTTTCTTCATAAAACCATCTATAAAACCTTGCACTTTCTGTGGTTCAATATAAGCTTCTTTCACTTCACCTTTTGAATTTTTCCAAGTAAATTTAATGAACATAGAGAGACTTAATCCATTAGAGTATTTAATTATTTCTGATTATAAATGGTTTTATAATCTTTTAAAAATTCTGCATTTTGCTATGGCACCACTTTTAAATTTAATGGCTTTATATTCTGAATCAAAGTAGCCTTTTTCTTCCAATTCAGTTAAATATGCTAATGCTTTCCTTGTCGTTATACCTATTGATTGGGAAACCAATGTTGCAGTAGTTGTTTTATTTCTAGGAATTTCTTCAATAATTCTATCTTTTGCTGACTTTACAACAAAGAAGTCATCATTTTCATCTAAAATTATGGTTTTCTTTTTTAAGACCAATAGTCATGCTTCTCCTTTCTCCAACATGGCATACAGGTATGGTCACCTAGTTTTAGATTTTCTAAGTCTCTTCTAAGATCCATTTCGCCTTTACATTTTTTACAGAATTTGGTCATATATGTCTCACCAATGGCTTTAATTCTAACTCTGTTATATGTTTCTTTAAAACAACTTCACCATTTGGTTCTACTATAAATTCTACTGCTCCTATATCAGGTGTTGTACCTGCTACACCACCACGAAAAAGATGGCTGTCAGGGAATTTCCATGCAGGTGTTGTACAACCATGTGTGTTGACAAACTCAACATGAACAAAGTAGTGAACATGACTTCTTACTATAACATCTGACTTGTGTAATTTATTATTTTCAAAGACCATACCAGCCATTTCTCTTGCCAATGCTGTGGTTCTATATGCAGCCCATTTATTGAATCCTACATGATGAGTAAAGTTGAACATTTTACCATAACATTCCACAAACGAATAATAGTCCGAAGCTCCTTCTCCACCATATGCTCTATATCTTAAGGCGTTCATATCTCTTGCTATAATTTCTTCAATATTTGTACCGTCTATCTGAACATGATACCCAGATCCTCTATTGAATAGAATGTTATCATAATTATGAGTTTTCATACATTTCTTAAAGTCTTCTGCTTGATCCCATACATTTGTTGTCCATGACTGTTGACCCACTTGTTTCTTATTTGCTCCATCAACAGGTTCACCATTTAAAACAACTAAATCTGTCTTCTTTTTAGATAATCCATCAGGTATTGATTCCCATACATCCCACAATGCTTTTTGTAATTTGTTTGGTTTAAATGTTGTATCTAAATCAGATATGTATGGTTCTGGTGAACATATTGCTGTTACAGATCCATTATGTATGTCAGAAAGAACTACAATATTTTTTGATGATTTACTTCTACCTTTTATCTTCATGTTAGTTGGTACTGATACTAGCATATAAATCTACTGATCTAGTAGTTTTTTATATTTTTCATAATGAGAATCGGATTTCCAATTTTCAAGATTTACACCTGTTAACCTACTATGTTGGAACATATAATCTAAGTTGGTTAAAATTTGTTTCTTGGGGTGGTATGCGTTAACGTGTCTTTGATAATCATCTTTACTTCTACATAATCCAAAATTCGATTCTTTACAATATTCACATAATAT